TCTGCTTTAGTCAAGCCACCTTCAATCAGGTGCTTCTTGAGTGCAGCAGTCTCAATGAAACCATCATCAGACTTAACGGACATGATTTGTGCTTGGTCGTTAGCAGGGTTAAGGACTACAGAAGTCTCCACAAGTTCGATCTCTTTGAACGTGCGTCCGCCATCGTCGTTCTTCTCAAAGTCTGAACTACGAAAGCCAATGGACACAGAGCTGACAGCGTTACGCTTCATCAACTTGTAAACATCAGATCCTTTTGTAGTCTCAGTGTACAAGACACCTTGACCAACTACACCACGATCATCAGCCTTTAGGTCCACCCACTCGCCAATGATAGACGTGTGGTCATGCTCATAGAACATTGGCAGCTTCTTAGCCTGTGGGTTGAACTTAGCAATGAACTTGTCAAGCGAACCTTTAGCCATAATGTCCTCAACAACATCAGAGTTGCCAAAGGTTGTAAGGTAAGCTGAGATAGTGCCCGGGGCTGAGTCAGCCTTAGTCTCAATCTGTAGTGGGATAGACTTACTAATCATCTGCATTGTGTTTGTCCTTCTTCTTTGGGGCCTCAAGATCAACGAAAAGCCAACCTTTGGCCTCTAGTTCCTTCTTGGTCCCCCCATATGCTGCTTTAAGACCAGCAAGGGTTTTACGGGAGTAGATCGTACCTGTAGGGCGTCTAATCATCCACATCTTCTGTTACCTCCTCTTGTGTTGGCATTGGTTGTGGTGGCTTTGGCTTATCTTCTTCAGCCATAGGGCTGTAGCCCATAAGGGCACGAGCCTCATCCACACTAAGCAGCCCAGCACCTACAGCATCGACAGCCACAGTAGTAGCTTGCTGAAGATCACCACGAAGCAAGTCAGCAGCATCAAAGCGGATAGTTAGGTCACTATCACCAAGGAGGCCAAAGGTCAGCTTCTGTTCGATCAGAGTTGTGAGAGGCGCAATGCTATCACGATAGAAAGCTGTGTTGCGGACCTGAACGTTACTGTACTTAGCACCGCTAAAGATTTCCAGCATGTGCGAAGGGATACGGAAGACAGCACCAATGCGGGCTGTGGTCTGTTCCTTCAGGGACTGGATGTCACCATCAGCAGGGCTTAGAGGTGTTAGTTGTTGGAAGGTTGCCCCACCACCAATGACAGCTACAGAACCACGAGTAGTACCGCCCTTGCCGAACTTACGAGACCAAGCATCTGTGAAGGCTTGAGCTGTAGCAGGTTCAACATCATCAGGGAAGCTGACAATACCTGAAGCACTTGTGCCATTTACGAAGGTGTCAGCGATAAGGATGTCGATAGCATTGTCGATAGCCACGAGCTTGGCTGTCTGCTTAACACGGGACAAGCCTTGAGCGTCTTGGCCTACGAAGTCGCGAAGGTGGATGATCTCTTTCTCTGTGTAGATGCGCTTGTTAAGGATGAACGTGCGCTTGCCTGAGATAGACAGAACGGTCTCAACCTCATTGGCTGGCAGTGGCACTAGCTCAATGACCTTACCAGAGCTTGTAGTGATCTTCTGCAAGTAGCAGTTACCGTAAAGCATAAGGTCAACCACGATACCGTAGAGGAATTCATACTGGCTCTGTGATGCATTAGGGCGCATCAGTAGGTCATTGACGTAGTGTTTGACAGGGCTGAAAGACTTGTCGCCCTTCTTCATTACAGCCACTGGCAACTGTGACACAGCAGTCCCAAGGACGCTAAGGCAAGTGAACACCGTGGCGTTACTCATAGCGTTCTCAGGCGTTACTGCAACAGCACTGTCAGGGTTAGCTGCAATAGCGAAAGTGAAGTTGGCATTGGTTGTTGGTACGTCATCTTTGACAGTCGAAGGACGTAGCCACTCGATTAGACTGGGCATCTTGTGCCTCCTTTGTTAATCCATGTAGAATGAAAAGCTTTTCTTCTTCTCTTGAACCAGTGAAGCACGACCGATAGCCATAATCATAGCGATGATAGGGTCAATCTTTAGTGCAGGGTCAGGCCCTTTGCGGACCTTGATGTTGTCGTTAGCATCTGTGTAGAGTTCACAGTTGTTGAAGCACCAAGAGATGAAAGGATCGCCAAGGTGTTGGATAGCCCTATTGCGAATAATGATCTCAGCTTCCTTAGATGCTGGTGACATTGACTTCATGCTTTGGTCATAGCGAACCATAGGTAAGCCAGCCTCAGTTAGCTTAGAGGTGAGCATAACAGCAGACCAACTATCAAAAGCTATCTCCTTGAGGTTCTCACGCTCTGCAAGCTCTATGAGGTAGTCGTAAACTGCATCATGGTCTGATACGTTGCCCTCAGTGACCCTAAGGATGCCATTCTCAGCAGCTTGGTCATAGACAGACCGAACATGCTTAGGGCAGGACTTGAAGGCTTCTTCAGGAACCCAAGCTTGGTAGTCTACATAATACTGACCACCAGAAGCCCAAAGAAGGCTAACAGCAGTAAGGTCAGATGTAGCACCCATGTCTAGGCCAACATAGAGGGGAAGGCCCTCAGTAGGCATCTTAGCGACTGTGCAAGCATTCCACAAAGCCACGTCCATCCATGCCTCAGCAGTGCTAAGGAACATGTTGCAATATTTGACCTTGAAGTTGACAGCCTTGCTAGGGATGTTCTCAGCCTCCTTCATCTCCTCTGTGAGGAACTCAAGGGATACACTCAGGCCAAGATTAGGGTTAGCCTTAATCCACTTGCTAGGGTCATTCCAATCGTCACCCTCCTCAAGAGCATAAGCTAGCGTGAATACACGATCATCACTGATAGACCCATCAAGAACCTTCTTACCGTAGTCCAAAGACTGCATGAAGGGGTTACTCTCAGCACCTGTTTGGCCTGTAGTAATCATCCATGTTTGTGGCGATAACTGCGAACCCATAGAGGACGTAACAACATCAAAAAGGTTCTCATCACGGATAGCAGCAGCCTCATCAATGATAGCCAAACGAATGTTCAAGCCATCAAGACGCTTACTCTCCTTAGACAGTGGCCAATAGCGGTTCCATGTGTCCTTGTTGGACATAGCTGAAACTGTTCGGTTGTAGCCGGGGATAAGCCGTTGGTCTGAAGTCTCAGCCATACGACCACTCATGTTCCAGACAAGCTTAGCCTGCTCCTTCTGTGTAGCCATAGTGACTAGCTGAGACCCCTCAGGGCCAAAGCGTAGCTCATAGAGACCAACAAGGGCCAGAACGGTTGACTTGGCATTCTTACGACCAACCAGAGAGATTAGACGTGTGTAGCGCCTGATGCCCTCGTTAGCCTTATCGACCCAACCATAGGCGTTAGCTATCAGGAAGGCTTGCCAAGGTGAGAACTCAACCTGTTGACCAGCTACAGTGCCCTCAACGTATTTGAACAACTGCATGAAGCCCAGCGCATGATCTGCTAGGGCCTCTGAAAACTCCCACCGGAAGTCTGCATTGTGTTGGTTAGTGTCTAGGTCGTTAAGGAACGACTGGCACTGCAGCCGAATGTATTTGTTAGCCAAGATTGTGCCATCTGTGACGTCTTTAGCATATTGAATAGCATCTGCTGTCAGTGCCATGTTGTTTCCTTTATTTTGTTTTATAGGGTTCCTCTAGTCCGAAATGTGTGTACAAGTTTCGGTCACGCGCTCTCACCACCGTATAGCTGTTCTAACTGTGCCATTGAAACCATCTGTAGGTCATAAGTGCCGTCTTCAACCATCCGCTTAACACAGACACCACGCCAATAGTTACGAGCGCTTGTGCCAGCATAGGCGTCATTCTTAGGCCCTTTGAAGCTACCAGCTACAAGGCCCATCATACGGCGTCCTGAAGCGTCTACATGTGTGCTGAAGTCAAAGAAGTGACTGTGGCCCACTGTGGCGCTCATGTGGCCCTTTAGGAGCAAGGAACGAGCATGATTGTCACCGCTGATAGGACGGCCCATAGCACCTGAAGTGAGGTAGTGAGCATAGATGATGCCATCAACTACGATAGTGCCTGCTGCTGCACCCTCATAGGGGACTACATCATCAAAATACTTATCAAGCTGAAGGTGGCCCATAGAGACGCCATGTGTTTCACCAGCAAGCTCAGGGGACTGGTCTAAGACCCGTGTGATCCGATACTCGTGGTTGCCTGTACAGAATACCTTACGCATGGCCTTTGATGTCTTATGAAATGTACGGTCAAAGCTCTCAACTGCACAACCAATGTCCTTCTCATAGGAAGCACCGTGAAAGGAGCCTTTGCCCTTATCGAAGGTGTTAAGGCTGTGCATGTCAGCAGCGTCACCGATGTTAACTACAACATCAGGCTTCAGGTCTTTGATGAACTTATTGAGTAGGTCAAAGCGACCAAGGTCTTCAGAGGGCTTAGCGTGTCCATCTGGAATAATTAGGTGGGTTGTCATGTT